GCTATCAATCATGAAGATTATACAAAAACATTAGAAGCTTTCTGTATGTATGTTGATAAATTAGGTATTGATGTAGTTATCCTAGACTTAGAAGAAGCAGAACAGGTATATACAGCACAACAGAATGTTAATTAATATAGATGTTAAATCCTTAGAATGGTGTACTTATTTATTCTTATCTCAAGATATAGTAGGTATTGATGAATGGCACGCTGTTCTAAAAGATCCAACTAAAAATGATATTCATAAAGATAATCAGGTAAAGTTTAATCTTCCATCTAGACTTATTGCTAAAATCTTTTTATTCAGATGGATCTATAGAGGTACAGCCTATGCGTATTCTAAAGACCCTGATTTCACCTCTGTTAGTTCTAGTGTTGATTACTGGCAGTCTGTTATTGATTCTTATTATACAAAGTATAATGGTATCTATAGAACTCACAAATTATTTATAGAACAAGCAATACGTGAAGGATTCATTATTAGTCCCTTTGGAAGAGTACATGAATTTAAACCAAAACAAACATACAAAGGATTAGTATATAACGAATCAGATATTACCAATCACCCAAACCAAGGCTTAGGTGCCGATGTTGTAGCTATGATCCGTGTAATGGCCAAACACAAATTGGATCAAGCAAAATTAAATAACAGTAAATTAATTAGTACAGTTCATGATTCTATTATTGTTGATTCGCCTGAGGTTGATGTAGAACCTGTTGCACGTCTTTTTTCTAAAATATTCCGGGACGTACCAAAAGTTTTATCACAACATTTCAATCTAGATTGGAACATTCCAATTAAAGAAGAAATTAAGGTCGGTCATAATTTACTAGAATTAAAAGAATATATTCTATAGGAGAATAATAATAATATGTCTACACTCTGCATTCAAATCGTTTCAGTTGATGTTGGTCAAGGTATGACCAAAACTAAGAAACCATATAAATTCCTTGATGTTGTTTATAAAAATAAATCATATCAGGACAAAATAGAAAACAAAAAGATCATGCCTTTTGGTAGTAAAGAGGTCATGGATACACTAGAGACTGCTAGTAAAGGGGATGTTTTCTATGTTGTCCGAGAAAAGAATGAAGGTGGTTTTTGGGACTGGACTAATATTGAAGAAAGCCCTCCAGAAGATGAAAAACCAGTAAATACTGCTAAACCAGCTTTAAAGCAATCTTATGATCAAAAAGATGATCAAAAGCAACTATTCATCATTCGTCAATCCTCACTAACTAATGCTGTTAATACACTAGCTGCTGGTATTGATCCTGACAATGTTAAAGTGGTAGCTCAGAATTACATTGATTTTGTCTTTGGAAATAATATCCCCACACCAGTAGATTCTTCTGATGAAGAAGATTACATTGATTGATGTTACTGATCTTATTTGTCTTTGGTGTGGTCATTTATTTAGCACACTTAAGAACGAAAAGGAAATTGTAAGATGTCCTAAGTGTGGTTCTGCTAACTGTGGAAAACAGGAGCATAACTTCATTCCAGACATTAAAATTAATCCTCCTATTCAACAACTAGGAAGTCGTTGGTAAATGCTACTTATTGATGGTGACATTGTAGCTTGGAGAACAGGAACTAAGAAATTTAATTGCAAACCAGGTGACATGCGATTTTATTATCATTCCTGTTCTTTACTTATACAAAAAATGATAACTGCACTATGTACTCCTGATATAAGGGTATTTTTATCAGGAAAACAAATACCACATTTTAGAACACTTATTAATCCTGATTACAAAGCTAATAGAAAAGACTTAGTAAAACCACAAGAAGTAAAAGAATTAGAATGGTATTTACAAGATGTATTAGATGCTGAAGTAGTTCATGGATATGAAGCTGATGATGCTCTAGGTTGGAATCAAACAGAAACTACAATGATCTGTACCATTGATAAAGATCTTGACATGATCCCAGGAATGCATTATAATTTTGTTAGTGGTAAAGGCTACTATGTAAACCAATCAACAGCTTTAAAATTCTTTTATAAGCAAATGTTAATTGGTGATACAAGTGATCATATTTTTGGTATTAAAGGAATTGGTCCAGTAAAAGCAGAAAAATTATTAAAAGATACAAAAACAGAACAGGAGATGTTTGACATTGTTTATAAATTATACAATGATCCTAAACGTTTTGTTATGAATGCTTGTTGCTTGTGGATCTTACGAAATAAAGGAGAATTGTGGGTAAACAGACAAAACTTGATTTTACCAGAGCAATGCAAACAAGAGGTGGATCTGATGTTAGAATTTACGATGTCTTTGAATCTCGATATATAAATGGTGCTTATCATGAACCAGATGATGACGTATGGTATCCTATTCAATGGGATTGGAATGGTCACTACACTGATAAAAAATCAGCATCTGACTTAGTGAATATACTTGATAATCAACCTCAGTACGCATGAATCAAAGAAGATCTAGATTAGAACAAAAATTTGAATATATTTTAAATAATCTAAATGTACCATACACTTATGAAACTACTGTGATTCCCTATATAATCCCTGAGTCACAGCATAAATACACAGTAGACTGGTCATTTCCACATAATAGTATTCATATTGAAAGTAAAGGTTATCTGTCTGATAACACAGAAAGACAGAAATATATACTAATAAAGAAACAGAATCCTGACTTAGATTTAAGATTTGTGTTTTTAGATGAACATAAACTATGTGGTGGTATGAAAACCACTCATGGTGAATGGGCTAAAAAACATGGATTTCCCTATTGTTCTATTAAGGATTATGATATAATTAAAGAATGGTTAGATGAGACATCTAGTACTGCCTGACACACAAATTAAATATGGAGAAGACTTATCGTTCCTTACTTGTATTGGTAAATACATAATTCAAAAAAAACCAGATGTTATCATTCATCTTGGTGATTTTGCTGATATGACTTCTCTATCATCTTATGATGTAGGTAAGAAGTCCTTTGAGGGACAACGATATGTAAAAGATATAGATGCAGCACAGAGAGGAATGGATCTGTTACTTGCGCCTTTGGTTAATTTCAACATACTTAAAAAGAAGAATAAAGAGAAGCAGTATAAACCAAGACTCGTTCTCACCTTGGGGAATCACGAACAGAGAATTGAACGTGCCATTAACAACGATCCAAAACTTGAAGGATTAATATCTTATGAAGACTTACCTTATAAAGAATGGGAAGTTCATAGTTTTCTTTCTCCTGTTATCATTGATAACATTGCCTATTGCCATTATTATCCTTCCGGTATTTTTGGCCGGCCTATTACTTCTGCATCTTGTATGGTCAGTAAGTTACATATGTCGTGCATTGCAGGTCATCAACAGGGTAGACAGGTTGCGTATGGAAAGAAAGCTGATGGAACAAACATCACATGTATCATCGCAGGAAGTTGTTACGAGCACCAAGAAGGATACCTAAACATACAAACAAATAATCACTGGAGAGGACTCATTATGCTAAATGAAGTAAATAATGGTTCCTTTGATGAGATGTTTGTGTCCCTACGATATTTACGAGAGAAATATGGCTAAGAATAGTTGGAAATATGTCATTAAAGACATGAAGAAAAGAAACAAATGGGGTATGAAACAGTATGGTGTCCCCTTAACTACAGCAACTAATAAGAATTTCCTACAAGAAACTTATGAAGAACTACTAGATGCTGTTGTTTATCTCCGTTCTGAATTACAGTTACGGAAAAATAAACTTATAAATAATTTAACTTGTCCTGGATGCGGTGGTATTCCTGATAATGGTTTTGATAGATGTATACCACCATCTCCATACTATTGTACTAAATGTTCAGCACAGCAAGAGCAAATTGATTTTATTACAGATGAACATTCTATTTTTCACCCTTACCCTTTTAAGGAAAACAATTAATGAATGCAAATGAATACCAAAAGAAAACTATTGACACTGCTATCTATCCAGGTGCAGGTACAGGAGATAACAGAGAGCTAGTATATCTAGCTTTAGGATTAGCCTCAGAAGGTGGTGAGGTTGCTGGTAAAATCAAGAAATTAATTCGTGATGGTTTGTTTGAACCAAAACAACTTGGAGCTGAACTAGGAGATTGTTGCTGGTATATTGCTAGACTAGCAGAAGCTTTAGGTTATGACTTTGAGACTATCTTACGTTGGAATTTTGAGAAACTTTCAGAACGTTTAGTAAAGAAAACCATTGGTGGATCTGGAGATAATCGTTAATGAAGCTATATAATGTACCTAGAAATTGTTACATTCGTATATATGATGAGAAGGTAAATACTCCTCCAGGGGCACCAAAGGTATATAAAGATTTACATTTCCATCATGTAGATGGAATGTATTCATACTGTAAGGACATATATACAGGACAAGTATATCATATTGGTGCATCCACAGAAGTAGTT